GGTCAACTCAAGCATTTGAGTCTTGCAAGAAACCCTTAACCCCCTTCGGATGTTTAATCCATGATGTATATATACTATCACTAGTTACACACATGCCCTATTTGTCAGTTGGCTCAGTGACTGAAGCGTCAGCTCTAGTCTCAATTTGAACCTGACCATTTGGCTTCGAATCTGTAATAATTTCAGGCGTATTAACAACAACATTAGAAAGCGTTTTATAATCAGAACCAAAGCTTTGGAGTTTCGAAACAGAATTAATATCACTAATACTCAACATATCTTCCCAAAACTTAAACCCTAGGTGTGGCTCAAATTCAATAGGAACAGCATAAACTTCATCACCAATGTGATTAGGTTTTACACCGTTAAAATCGTATTTTAGACCTAAAATGTAAGATTGACATGCCTCTATCTCAGTGGGTATTCTATCTGAATGATTAATCAATATTTCCTCAGATTCAATAGAATGCTGACAAGATAATAATGACTCCATAACTGGAAAATTCTCATACAAATTAAAATTTGTATTTAAAGAAGGTTCAATTATATCAAAAATGTATACCAATTTCTCAAGAGATCTAAAGAATTCAATTTCAGTTGTAATTAACTGTATCTCATCCTTTGATGCTATAACAACATCTCCTCTTGTAATAAAAACATAATTCTTAGAATCAGGTATGCTTAAGTATTGGTCTCGTAGGCCGATGAAACTTAAAAACTTAATAAATGGAATAGGTAATCTCCTAGTCGCACTTAAACCATATCTAATATGATCAATTTCTGTCGTAACATTATTCTGATAATATACTGCACATTTTATTAATTCACGTACAATAACAGAAGACATTACAATTAATAAGTCCGATCTTGCCGTTCCTGTTTTTAAACCAACTTCAGGACATAAACTTCTAATAACATTAAAATCTATCTTATGTGTTTGTGATAAACATCTAAATAGACCTGTTTTTAGTAGAGGTATATTAATATTCATGCTAACACGAACATTACATACAAATTGCTCACTTCTCGCCGAGACTCCAGTAATTATAGAATAACTACGTTGTAATCTACGTCTAAACAATTTTAACTCAAGTTGTTTATTATTATTAGTTTTAAACCTCCGTTTGTTTGATTCAGATTTAGTCACTCTTGCTGTAAAATTTTTATTTTTAACGAAAACCATTGATACTGCCTGTAAAATAGTTATTAGTTTATAGACTTATCGGTCTAAGCTTGTTTCACTTCTCTATCCACCGCATGGTAATTACGTTGGTGATGGCTGAATGCACTGTAAACAGGCGTTTACCAAATAGTTTAACATATAATTTGCCCGGTAACTATCAAATCCTTTTCACGACAAATGAATTAGGTTCAATAAAATTGAATAACCCTAACTTGATAGCTAATAATTACATATTAACTAAAACAGCTAATTAGCTGATCACTCCAGTTCTACCAACTAACCGAAGACATGTGTATAATAGTATAATATATACACAGATGGCTAAAACATCCGCCAACCCTTTTGAATCAGCTCAGAAAGAGGTAAGGTTAAATGCTCAAGTGGTGCTTCCCTTGCACGGTATATGCGAATATCGGGATTTATTCTTTCCTTGATGTACTTCTGTAAATAACCCATCTTTTTGACTACTAATCTCTCGAAGAACATTAAGCCATTATGGATTTGGAACATAATAGATGCGGATCGAGTAACATATCTATCATCAAATTTTTCGTTTCTAAATTTCTCTGGGTAGCAAATCTTCTGTATAACCCAAGACTTTGGTCTATTTGGTCGATACTGAATATCCCAATCAAAACCCATTATCTCAACGGACTCGAAAGGTGATGAAATTTTAGACCCAGGTATTTTAATACGAAGTCCTAGAAGCTGATAGTCCTCCTGAACTCTTTTGACGAGTAGAGCTTTCTCAAATTCACAACAGGGATTTTTCATCTTTAAAGACTTCAATTGGTCATCAGAATTAGTTATGGAAATTTCCGTACTAATAGTTGTTCTATTACGCCTAGAGGTAAACGATGAAGCAACTGTTAATGCAATTGAATTCGTCAGTGTATTATATTTTGTTCCAGATTTGGTACCACCATTATTCATCCAACAAGTATTTCCTGCACCTATAACTGGACCATGAACCTCGTATGCTGCCATTCCAACTTGTAAATTGCGCAGATGCCCTGGCTCAATACTGTCAGAAGGTATAGACATTAGGATTGCATGTGTCAATAACTGAAATGCCGCAGGTAGTTTTTGATCCATTTGAGAAATATCTAACGCAAGAATGCCATTACAGCGTAAGTTAGATCGAGTTCTGAAACTACGAATCCTTTCACTCAGCTCAGGTCTTGTAAGTCCTGTTAAAAATGGTTCATTATGCATTATGGTATCAATTGCTTTACCGTTGATCATGTCAGCTAAAGCTATGTGTGACATAGGATAACCGAATACGGTTCTGCTCTTCACTAGAACTTTCTTCTCGGACGTCTTAATTTTGGGAGTAAACCTATGGAATACCACTGAAGGTTTTGAAAACAATGCATCCAATACGTCTGTCTCACCACTCAAAATACTCATTACAGACTCAGCTTCCAATATTGCCTCCTCCGATCCTTTTCTTAAGAATAGTGGATAACCCGATGACGAACGGGAGTTCATATCTTGAACGAATTCATCATATGATTTGAATTCTAAGGTTCTTGGTAAACATATTTCATCAAGCGTATCCTCGATTGCATCAAGTAATATAGCAGGATCTACTTTATGATTAAATCCATAAGACCTAAAGAAGTTTCGGACAGTTGAAAGATCTTGTTTCCTAAAATCAGAACAATCTAGTTCCGTTGGTAACCAGCTAAACTCAGGATATTCCTGTTTTACAAATTTCAGGACTCCAGTTTCACACTGAGGCAGATTAACCCTATTGAGAAAGTTCAGTCTACCAAAGAATGGAATCTTGCTGTACAGATTAACACTGCCTATCTCTTCAAAAAGACTCACCCAATTCTCGATTACGCGTTGAACCAAAATCGATCTATCTGACATAATTCTCTTACATGCCTTAGCGATTTCATAATCAAGTGACCTATTGACTTTGTAATTGCTATACTCTATAGGATAGTAATCCAATTTTGTCTTACTCAAGTCAGTATCATGTTTGACCACTAAATTCGATCCTTTAACGTGTCTTAAATAACGGTTCTGCATTTTAACTTTTTGAATATTTAATAGAATTGTCGCTTT